GCTATTGTTGATGAGATGAAACGAAAGTTTCTGACCAAAACTGCCCGATCACAACACCAGTCAATTTCATTCTTCAAAGACCCGTTCAAACTGGTTCCTGTCAATGATATTGCTGAAATTGCTGACAAGTTTACGAGAAATGAAATCATGACTTCGAATGAAATTCGTCAGGTAGTTGGTATGAAACCCTCTGAGGACCCGAGAGCCGATGAACTCAGAAATAAGAATCTGAGTGCGCCATCCGGTTCCGATCAGCAGTCGGAAGAAATGCCCATTGCCGAAGTTGATTCAGTTGAAGGATCAGCAAGTGATTTGGACGACAAAATCTCTAAGCAAAAATCGAAAAAGTAAGGAGGAAATTCAAAATGAGTAGACCTTTTTCGGTTGAGGCTTGTGATTTCAGCGGCTGGGCAACCCGAAACGACCTTAAGTGTTCTGATGGACGAGTAATTCGTCGGGACGCCTTTAAGAATAACGACGGTATTAAAGTCCCGCTGGTCTGGAATCATCAGCACAACAGTCCTCGCGATGTTCTCGGTCATGCATGGCTTGAGAACCGTGAGGAAGGTGTTTACACCTACGGCTTTCTCAATGACACCGCTGATGGCGAAATTGCGAAGGTCCTTATTAAGCACGGTGACATCTGTGCTCTGTCCATTTACGCCAATCAGCTTCAGCAGGCTGGTCCTGATGTGCTGCATGGCTGTATTTGCGAGGTGAGTCTGGTGCATAAGGGCGCTAACCCCGGTGCATTTATCGACTCTATGCTGAAGCACGGCGAAATGTCCGATGATGAGGCTATCATCTATACCGGAATGCCTCTCTGTCTTTCTCATTCTGCGGAGTCCAAGGATGAACCGAAGGAAGAGGAAAAAAAGAAGGATACCAAAGAGGACAAGCCTGCTGAAGACAAGGAAGAGAAGAAGGATAATGAGGAGACGATTGCTGATGTGATCGATTCCATGTCCGAGAAGCAGCAGAATGTCATGTATGCGTTTATCGCACAGGCTCTCGAAGGCGAACCCGAAAAGGAATCCAAGGACGATTCCGACAACAAATCTGAATCCAATAAGGAGGATAACACAATGAAACATAATGTCTTTGATAACGATCAGCAGAAGAAGACCGAGGTTCTGTCTCATGCTGACCAGGCAAGCATCATTTCTATGGCTAAGTCCAACAGCGTCGGCAGTCTTCGTACTGCTATGGACATCTACGCAGAGCAGAATCCTGACAGTGTTCTGGCTCATGGCATCGATGGTATTGAAACCCTGTTCCCCGAGTACAAGGATGTTCGTCCCGGTGCTCCCGAACTGCTTACCACTGACCAGGGGTGGGTAAACGAGGTTCTGAAGAAGGTTCATAAGAGCCCTATCTCCCGTATCCGTACCCGCCAGGCTGATCTGCGTAACATCGAGGCTCTCCGTGCCAAGGGTTATAAGAAGGGTGCCCAGAAGGGTTATGTTGGCAATATTCAGCTGCTCCACAGAACGACTGATCCTCAGACCGTGTATGTAAAGAGTAAGCTTGATCGTGACGACATCATCGATATTCAGGACTTCGATGTGGTGCAGTACCTGTATGGTATTGACCGTATGAATCTGAACGAGGAACTGGCTACGGCTATCATGATCGGTGACGGTCGTGAGGTCGGTGCCGACGGCAAGATTGCTGAGGATAAGATCCGCCCGATCTGGCTGGATGACGAGCTGTATACCATCCATGCTGACGTTGACATTACCGGCATGAAGGCTACGCTCCAGGGCACCAATACTTCCGCCAATTTCGGCGAGAATTACATTTATGCGGAAGCTGTGATTCAGTCTCTGCTGTATGCTCGTGAGAAATATAAGGGCTCCGGCACTCCCGATTTCTATTGCACGCCCCATCTGGTCAATGTCATGCTGCTTGCCCGTGACCTGAATGGTCGTCGCATCTATGACAAGGTCAGCGATCTGGCGGCGGCTCTGAATGTTGGCCAGATTATCACTGCTGAGCAGTTTGAGGGCAAGACTCGTACTACTACGGACAGCAAGACCAAGAAGCTTCTGGGACTGATGGTCAATCTGGCTGATTATTCTCTGGGCGCTACCAAGGGCGGTGAAATCACTCACTTCACTGATTTCGACATCGATTTCAACCAGGAGAAGAGCCTGCTGGAGACTCGTTGCTCCGGCGCCAATACTCGTGTCATGTCCGCTATTGCTCTGGAAGAGGATGTCACTGCTAATATTGGCGGCTAAATTCAGCGAGGAGTGAAAATTCAAAATGGCTAAATTTTATGGAGTAATCGGCTACGCTGTAACAGAAGAGACTAAGCCGGGCGTTTGGGCAGAGAAGATCATCGAGCGTATGTACTATGGTGATCTAACTCGTAACACTCGTAGGCTTCAGCCTGCGGAACAACTCAACGACAACATCAATGTTGCGAATGAGATCAGTATCGTAGCCGATCCATTTGCCAATGAGAATTTTCATTCGATGAGATACGTTGAGTTTATGGGTGCTAAATGGAAAGTCACAAGCGTCGAAGTTCAGTACCCAAGACTTATACTGACTGTGGGAGGTGTATACAATGGCGAGCAGGCTTAATCTGCAAACTTTCCTGGAAGAAATCCTTGAAAGCAGAAATGTGTATTTTCAACCTCCTGAGTCGGTAAAAATGAAATACCCCGCTATCGTTTATGCACTTGATGATATCGAAAATGTGCACGCCGATAACGGGGTTTATTCGTCTCACAGACACTATTCTGTCACTGTCATTGACTCTGACCCGGATAGTGAGCTTGTCGGTAAGGTGGTTTCTATATCCACATGCCGATTTGAACGATATTATGCAAGCGAGAATCTGAATCATTGGAATTTCTCGCTCTATTTCTGATAAGGAGGAATATCTTTATGTCCAAAATCATTTGGGATAAAACTGGCGAGCGCCTGTACGAAACCGGCTGTGACCATGGCGTTCTCTATCCGATGCAGACCGGCGGCGTTTATAACAAGGGCGTTGCATGGAATGGTCTGACTGCCGTTACCGAGAGCCCTTCCGGTGCTGAGGCTTCCCCTATTTACGCCGATAACATCAAGTATGTGAATCTGGTTTCCAACGAGGAGTTCGGCGCTACTGTTGAGGCATATATGTACCCCGATGAGTTTGCCGAGTGTGATGGTTCCGTTGAGATCATGCCCGGTATGTACGCAGGCCAGCAGTCCCGTAAGACTTTCGGTCTGGCATATCGTACCATTCTGGGTAACGATACCGATCTGAACGATTACGGTTATAAGCTGCATCTGGTTTATGGCTGCCTGGCAGCACCCTCTGAAAAGGGTTACAGCACTGTCAACGATAGTCCTGAGGCGGCTACTCTGTCCTGGGAGATCAGCACCACGCCTGTTTCTATCAACAAGCTGGTCAACGGTAAGAAGCTGAAGCCGACCGCCACGCTGACCTTCGACTCTACTAAGTTTAGTGCCGAGTTCATGACCCAGCTGGAAGAGATCCTGTACGGTAAGGACCCGACCACCGATGGCGGTAACGATGGTGTCGAGCCTCGTCTGCCTCTGCCTGATGAGATTATCGAGCTGTTCGATAAGACTCAGAATACGCAGGGCTAATCTGTATAATCATGGAGCCGTATTCAGGTAAGCTGGCGGCTCCTACTTTTTTAATTTGAAAGGAGAAAATTTCAATGACTAAGGAAACTATCACCTATACCGATCTGAATGGTGTTCAGAGAACTGAAGACTTTTACTTCGATCTGTCTAAGCCTGAAATCGTAAAGATGCAGGCCAGCGCCAAGGGCGGCTACGATGTTCAGCTTAAGAGTATCGCTGCCAGCCCGAATGGGGCGCTTATTATGGAGTTCTTCGAGAACTTTATTAAGACCGCCTATGGCGAGAAGAGCGATGACGGCAGACGCTTCATGAAGTCTGAGGAAATTTCCAGAGGCTTTATGGAAACCCCCGCTTATGAGGTGCTGTTCGAGAAGCTTGTCACCGACGCCGGTGCCGCATCCGAATTTGTCAACCGTGTGATGCGTGCCAACGGCAATAAGCAGGTTACGCCCATCGCATCTAATTAAAGAAAACTCGGAGGACTAAGGAATGCTGAAAATTACTGTGCCGGCTGCCGAGTTTTGGGATGAAATTCATGAGGAATTTGTCTACAAGAAAGAGCAGACTTTGCAGTTGGAGCATTCCTTAGTCTCTCTTTCAAAATGGGAAAGCAAATGGAACAAGGCATTTCTCGGAAAACAAGAAAAAACCGACGAGGAAATTCTTGATTATGTACGATGTATGACCTTAACCCAGAATGTCGATCCCGAAGTATATACTCGGCTGTCTGCTGAAAACTACGCCGCCATCAATGCGTACATCGAAGCACCTATGACCGCAACTTGCCTTATCGAGGAGAAGCAGACCAGAGGCAATAAAGAAACGGTTACATCGGAGCTTATTTACTACTGGATGATTTCTTATAACATCCCTGTAGAGTTTCAAAAATGGCATTTGAACAGACTGCTGACCCTCATACGGGTATGTAATGTCAAGAACTCTCCACCTAAGCGAAGAAGTAAGCGTGAAATGTGGAATCGGAATGCAGCTATTAACGCTGCCAATCGAAAACGCTTTGGCTCTAAGGGGTGATTGAATGAACAGACGATGCCGAAAATGCATGTTAAGGCGAGTTTGCCATAAAAAGCAGCCTTACAATAACTGGCTTAAAACTTTTACCAAAAAAGCAGTAGCAATCATTCTGGCGGTTTCGCTGGTTGATTTGCAACTGTCTTATGTGCTTGCCTTTATGGGGCAAGTACAAATTGCGGAATCGCTTTCCAGCACAATAGCGTCGACCGTTGTCGGGGTTATGCTTGGCTACTTCTTCAAAGCCCTTTTCGAAACATTCTTCGAAAAGCGTGAAGAACGACTCAAGCAGGAAAGCGAACCAGAAGAAAATACGAATTATGAGGAGGTTTAGTTATGCCTATCAGTTTTTTGACTACAGCACTGTTAATCGTATCCGTTATCACGAATCTGACAGTTGAGGGCATTAAGAAGCTGCTTGACGGAACGAAGGTCAAGTATTCTTCTAATGTTCTTGCGGCAGTTCTGTCCGTCCTGATCGCCTGTGCTGTTAGCGTGATTTACCTTATCATGACCGACACGGTCTTTACTATGAAGATTGGGGTTGAGATCGTCGTTCTGATGTATCTGGGCTTCCTGATCTCTACGGTCGGTTATGACAAGGTTATTCAGATGCTGAAACAGATTCAGAGCGTGAAGGAGGAAACGAAAAATGAGTAACAGCCCTTTGGTATCCTATACCAAGTTAAGTCCTAATCATTCCGGGCAGAGAACCCATGTCGTCGACCGTATCACGCCTCATTGTGTGGTCGGTCAGTGCTCTGTAGAGACTCTGGGTAATATTTTTGCTCCGACTTCCCGACAGGCTTCTTGTCAGTATGGTATCGGCGTGGATGGTCGAGTGGGTATGTATGTGGAAGAAAAGAACCGTTCCTGGTGTTCTTCCTCTAATGCAAATGACCAGCGTGCAATCACAATCGAGTGTGCCAGCGATGCCACACATCCTTATGCATTCAACGATACTGTATATGCAAAACTGATCGAGCTTTGCACAGACATTTGCAAGCGTTACGGAAAAACCAAGCTGCTCTGGTTCGGCGATAAGACTAAGACTCTGAACTACGAGCCGGCTTCCAATGAAATGGTTCTGACCGTACATCGTTGGTTTGCCAACAAGAGTTGCCCTGGTGATTGGATGTATGCTCGAATGGGGGATCTTGCATCCAAAGTTACGGCTAAGCTTGGGGGCTCTGCTGGCGGAACTGAGAAGCCTGCCGATAATCAGGCACTTTATCGAGTGCAGACAGGAGCCTTCAGCAACAAGACGAATGCAGATGCAATGCTTCAGAAGGTGAAAGCTGCCGGTTTTGATACTTACATGGTTAAGGTCGATAATCTTTACAAGATTCAGGTCGGCGCATTCAGTAAGAAAGCAAATGCTGACGCTATGGCTGCAAAGCTGAAAGCTGCTGGTTTTGACACCTATATAACAACCAAAAGTGGGACGGCAGTCTCTGCATCTTCTGCGAAGAAAAGCACTGACCAGATCGCCCGCGAAGTAATTCAGGGTCTGTGGGGTAACGGCGTGGACAGGACTAATCGTCTGAAGGCGGCTGGTTACGATCCTTCCGTAATACAGAATCGGGTTAATCAGCTTCTTAAATAAGGAGGTCCGTGAATGATAAGGTTCAGTCACAAGGGAGACTTCTCTAAGGTTACACGCTTTTTGGAGAGGGCAAAAGAAGTGGTCCATCTCGGAGACCTCGACAAGTATGGCCGAGAAGGGGTCGCTGCTCTTGCGTCTGCAACGCCTGTCGATTCCGGTTTGACCGCCAGTTCATGGTATTACGAGATCGTAAACCGAAATGGATCTGCAAAGATCACCTTTTACAACTCAAATATTCAAAATGGGGTTCCAATTGCGATCATTCTGCAATATGGTCACGGGACTCGCAACGGGGGCTGGGTACAGGGTCGAGATTACATCAATCCTGCTATCCAGCCTATTTTCGATAAAATTGCAAATGAAGCATGGAAGGAGGTTACGAAGCTATGAGTAAAACTATCGACGAAAGAGTCGTAGAAATGCGGTTTGACAATAAGCAGTTTGAGAGCAATGTTCAAACCAGTTTGTCCACCATTGAAAAATTAAAGAAAAGTTTGGATATGGACGGCGCTACAAAAGGTCTTGAAAGCATTGACAGTGCTGCTAAGAAAGTCGATATGTCGGGGCTTGGCTCTGCGGTTGAAACAGTAAAGACTCGATTCTCGGCATTGGAGATCATGGCTGTAACCGCCCTTGCAAACATCACCAACTCAGTTGTAAACACCGGTAAACAGATGCTCCGTTCCTTGACAATCGAACCCATTAGTCAGGGTTTTGAGGAATACGAGCTGAAGATGGGGTCAATTCAGACCATCATGATGAGTACCGGCGCCTCTCTTGAAGAAGTTAATAAGTATCTTCAGGAATTGAACACTTACTCGGATAAGACCATTTACTCCTTCCAGGATATGACTTCCAACATCGGTAAATTTACCAATGCTGGTGTCGGTCTTGAGGATGCAGTAATGGCTATTCAGGGTGTGTCGAATGTTGCCGCTGTGTCCGGCGCCAATGCAAATGAGGCATCCCGTGCCATGTATAACTTTGCGCAGGCACTGTCTGCCGGTTATGTCAAGCTGATTGACTGGAAGTCAATTGAGAATGCTAATATGGCGACCGTTGAATTTAAGACTCAGCTTCTTGAGTCGGCTGTTGCCTGTGGCACCTTGACTAAAACTGCCGACGGCATGTATAAAACGGTTAAGGGTAATGTCATCGATGCTACACATGGCTTCAATGATTCTTTGCAGGATCAGTGGATGACCACGGAAGCTCTGGTCGGTACTCTTCGCAATTATGCGGATGAAACGACTGAAATCGGTGCTAAAGCATTTGCGGCTGCACAGGATGTTAAGACATTCACTCAGTTGATAGATACTCTCAAGGAAGCCGTAGGCTCCGGATGGGCAAATACATGGGAAATCCTGTTTGGTGATTTTGAGGAAGCCAAAGAACTTTGGACTGGACTCAGTCAAGTTGTTGGTGGATTTATCGATGCCCAAGCAGATGCTCGCAATGAGATGTTGCAAGGGTGGAAAGATCTTGGCGGAAGAACCAAACTGATTGAGGCACTTAAAAATGCTTTTGAAGGCGTTCAGAGTGTTATCAAACCGATCTATGAGGCATTCCGTGAGATATTTCCTCCCACCACAGCCCAGCAGCTTTATGATATTACTGAGAATTTGCGAAAATTCACAGCAAATTTGAAGCTCAGTGATACAGCTTCGGCTAATCTAAAATCCACTTTCAAAGGCTTGTTTGCGATCTTGGACATCGTTAAACAAGCCTTTTCTGCTATATTTACGGCAATTAAACCGTTGTTTGGCGGGTTTGGAACACTCGGAGATGGAATTCTTGGTTTCACTGGTGGGATTGGCGATGCTATTGTTACGTTTGATGAGTTTATCAAAACCAGCGGAGCATTCCAGAAAGTTGGTGAGGGTATCGCTACGGTCATACAGACAATTATGACAGCTTTATCCACACTAAAGAACAAGATCAAAGAAAAATTTGAATCCGCTAATTTCGAATTGTTTCATTCTCTGCTTGAGCGAATTCATGAGAGGATGACTCAAGTCGGAGAAGCAGCCGGTGAGATGAAATCTGGGGTTATCGTCGCCTTTGAGGTCATTGGTGAAGCTCTTGCTAATTGCCAATTTGTTCAGCTTCTCTCTGCTGTGTGGAACGCCGTTAAGACAATCGGAAGTGGCATCGTTAAAATCCTTGGCGAACTCGGCAGTTCTTTAGCAAAGAATCTCGGTGAAGCTAATTTCAGCGGAATTATTGATCTGCTGAATGGTATCTCGTTCGGTGCTATTGCTGTCGGTATCACAAAGTTTGTCGGCACCTTCCGAAAAGCTATTGAAGATATCGGCAGTTTCAAGGAATCTTTTATCGGAATTCTTGACAGTGTTCGAGGATGCTTTGAAGCTTACCAGACTCAGTTGCAGGCTGGTACATTGCTGAAGATCGCGTCGGCTATTGCTATTCTTACTGCATCTTTGATTGCGCTTAGTCTTGTGGACAGCGAAAAGCTGAATGTAGCCCTTGGAGCAATCACTGTGCTATTCGCTGAACTTCTTGCTTCGATGGCTGTATTCAACAAAATCAGCGGTCAGGCAACTGGTGTGATGAAGAGTGTAACTGCTATGCTCGGAATTGCTACGGCAGTGCTGATTTTGGCGAGCGCACTTAAAAAGATTGCTGATCTGGATGCAAAGCAGCTTACTACTGGTCTGATTGGTGTTGCAAGTTTGACGACTATGATGGTTGCCGCAGCCAAAGCTATGAGTTCCAACAGTAAAACCATCATCAAGGGTGCTACTCAAATGGTGATCTTTGCAGCCGCAATCAAGATTCTTGCTTCTGTTTGCGAGCAACTTGCTAAATTGGACTGGAACCAGCTTGCGAAAGGTCTTGTCGGCGTTGGTGTATTGCTTGCCGAGGTTTCTCTGTTCCTGAGAACCGCAAAATTCAGTGGTAAATCCATTACTACGGCTACAGGCATCGTGATTCTTTCGGCAGCAATCAAGGTGTTGGCCTCTGCCTGCAAAGATTTCGGCGAAATGAAATGGGAAGACATCGGTAAGGGGCTTGCCTCCATTGCAGTGCTTCTTGCTGAGGTTACCGCTTTCACCAAGCTTACTGGTAACGCTAAACATGTAATCTCTACAGGTGTAGCGCTCATTGCTATCGGAGCAGCCATGAAGATATTCGCATCGGCTGTAAAAGACTTCTCTGGAATGCAGTGGGACGAAATTGCAAGAGGTCTTGTTGCTATGGCCGGGGCTTTGGTGGCGGTTACAATTGCTGTCAACTTCATGCCGAAAAACATGATCGGCATCGGCACTGGTCTTATTGCTGTCTCTGCGGCTTTGCTTATACTTGCCAATGCTCTTAACCAGATGGATTCAATGTCTTGGGAGGAAATCGCCAAGGGTCTTATCACTCTGGGCGGCGCAATGGCCATTCTTGCAATCGGTCTGAATGCCATGACAGGCACTCTTGCAGGTTCTGCGGCGCTTCTTGTTGCTGCAAGTGCCCTCTTGGTGCTTACTCCGGTACTGGCTATTCTCGGCGCCATGAGTTGGAGTTCCATCGTGAAAGGTCTCGTTACCCTGGCAGGTGCATTTGCTATCCTTGGTGTTGCAGGTGCTGTATTGACTCCGTTGGTTCCTTCCATTCTCGCTTTGAGTGGCTCGCTGGCACTAATCGGGGTAGCAGTTGTCGGTATTGGTGCCGGGCTTGCTCTGGCAGGTGCCGGTTTGTCCGCCTTGGCAGTAGGCTTAACAGCTCTTGCTGCTGCGGGAACTGCTGGTGCTACAGCCATCGTCGCTTCTTTGACTGTTATCATCACTGGTGTCGCAGCCCTTATTCCTGCAATTGTAGCCAAGATCGGTGAGGCAATTGTCGAATTCTGCAAAGTTATCGCTGATAGTGCAGGAGCCATTGGTGAAGCAGTCAAGGCAGTTGTCCTTATGCTGGTGGATGTACTTGTTGAGTGCGTTCCCGCTATCGCTGATGGGGCATTGAAGCTCATTGCAGGTGTTCTTGAAGCGTTGGTAGAATATACTCCGTCTATCGTTGATTCCATCTTCCAATTCCTTATTGCCGTACTTGAGGGCGTCGCTAAGAATCTTCCCAGTCTGATTCAGGCTGCGGTTGATGTATTGATGGCATTCTTCTCCGGCATTGTGGGTGCACTTAAGGGCATCGATACAGAAACTCTTCTTAAGGGAATTGTCGGTATCGGCCTGCTTGCAGCAATTATGGCTGCTTTGAGCGCAGTGGCTGCTCTTGCTCCGGGCGCCATGCTGGGTGTTCTCGGTATGGGTGCTGTCATCGCTGAGCTTGCTCTTGTACTTGCGGCGGTCGGTGCCCTGGCACAAATTCCTGGTTTGAACTGGCTTATCAATGAAGGCGGTAATCTGCTTCAGGGAATTGGTACGGCAATCGGTAAATTTGTTGGCGGTATCGTCGGCGGTTTTATGAGTGGCGTATCCAGTCAATTCCCGCAAATTGGTTCTGACCTTTCCGGGTTTATGACCAATGTCCAGCCGTTCCTTGATGGTGCAGCTTCCATAGATCCGGCTATGCTGGACGGTGTTAAGGCTCTTGCAGAAACGATTCTTATCCTGACAGCTGCAAATATTTTGGATGGACTGACCTCGTGGTTCACCGGCGGAAGCTCACTCTCCGGCTTTGCTGAAGAGATGGTTCCGTTTGGAAAAGCTATGAAGCAATTCTCTGATGAAATCAGCGGTATTGATGGAGAAGCAGTTTCCAATGCTGCAATCGCAGGTAAGACTCTTGCGGAGATGGCTGATACACTTCCTAATACTGGCGGTGTCGTTGGTTTCTTTGCCGGAGAGAACGATATGAATGCCTTCGGTGAACAGCTTATTCCATTTGGTCGTGCCATGCGTAACTTTGCAAACGAAGTCGCCGGAATTGACGCCAGTGTTATTACTGAAGCGGCTACCGCTGGTAAGGCGCTTGCAGAGATGGCAAGCACCGTTCCGAACAGCGGCGGCGTAGTTGGCTTCTTTGCTGGCGAAAACGATATGGACGACTTTGGCGAACAGCTTGTACCTTTCGGTAGAGCAATGAAGGATTTCTCTGACGCCGTTTCTGGACTGAAAGCCGATGTCATTCAAAATAGTGTTACCGCAGGTCAGGCTTTGCTTGAACTTGCGAATACGGTACCGAATACGGGCGGCGTTGTGTCTTGGTTTACGGGCGATAACGACCTTGAAACCTTCGGTGAACAGCTCGTTCCGTTTGGCACAGCAATGAAGAACTATTCTTTGGCTGTTACAGGATTGGATGCATCTGTCGTCACAAACTCCGCAAATGCAGCTAAAGCTCTGGTTGAGCTTTCAAACAATTTGCCGAATAGCGGCGGTATCGTATCCTGGTTTACGGGCGATAACGATATTGCAAGCTTCGGCGAGCAGTTGGTATCTTTCGGTCAGTCATTTGCTGCGTACTACAACAGCGTTAGCGGAGTGGATGTGGCTAAGTTGAGTGGTGTGGTTGTCGAGTTCAAAAATCTTGTGGATTTGGCAAACGGCATTAAGAGTGTTGATACAAGTGGAATGTCTACATTTGCTCAGAATCTTACGAATTTGGGTAATGCTGGTATCGATGGCTTTATCAATGCCTTTACAAATGCTAATTCCCGTGTAAGTACAGCCGCAAACACAATGGTCACTACATTTATCAACGCCGCCAAAGCACAGCAAGGAAATCTGACAAGCACTTTCACAACCATGATTAACGGTATTGTCACTACTTTTACAAGCAAGTACAGTCAGTTCACAGTCATGGGGCAGACGATGATGACCAACTTTATCTCTGGTATTCGTACCGGCGACGCATCTGCTCGGTCGGCATTTGTCGCAATCGTATCCGGTTGTCTGACAGCAATCCGAAATAAGTTCTACGAGTTTAACACCGTTGGACAGACTACGATGACAAATCTCATTGCTGGCATTCGAACAAAGAACCAGCTTGCGAAAGATGCCTTTATTCAAATCATTAACAGTTGTCTGACAGCAATCCGAAATAAGTACACCGACTTCTATAACGCCGGTAAGTATCTTGTTGAAGGGTTTGCCGCTGGCATAACTGCCAACACATACATGGCTGAAGCGAGAGCAAGAGCTATGGCAAGAGCAGCGGCAGCGGCAGCAGAAGCGGAACTCGACATCAACTCACCGTCTAAAGTTGGCTATCGAATTGGCGGATTCTTTGGTATGGGCTTCGTCAATTCCCTGATCGACTACACCGATAAGTCTTACGATGCCGGTGCATCTGTTGCAAAGTCGGCTAAGGAAGGACTCCGCAACGCGGTTTCCAAGATCGGTGATTTCATCGAAAACGGAATTGACTCTCAACCGACAATTCGACCGCTGCTTGATCTGTCTGATGTAACAGAGGGTGCTGGTAGACTGTCGGCACTTCTGAGTCGGAATCAGGCAATGAAGATCAGCGCTGGCATGGAACATGAGGGTACTGGTATCGTTCAAAATGGCGGTACTACACCTACCTCCGGAAACAACTACAATTTTACACAAAATAACTATTCACCTAAGGCACTGTCGAGGATCGACATTTATCGTCAGACGAAGAATCAGTTCTCGGCGTTGAAAGGATTGGTGGAAACATGATTCACTCATTTGCTATCACCAATTACTTAGGTGATAGGATCAAACTTGACTTGAGGGAGCCTGAGTTTTCGGGCTTCCTCATCAAGTCTGTAACCGGCTTAGGTCCGGTCAAAGCAACTGTCAACACGACAGAAGTCGTCACTAATGACGGCTCTATGTTTAACTCCGCCAGATTGAGTCAGCGGAATATCGTTTTCCAAATCGTATTTGTTGATACAGTCTACGGAGAAACGATCGAAGATGTACGGCAGAAATCCTACAAATACTTTCCGGCAAAGAAAAGTGTTGAAATCATTATCGAAACTGATAACCGATATGTACGAACAAGCGGTTATGTGGAATCGAATGAACCGAACATTTTCAGCTCGCAGGAAGGGACCTCAATCTCAATCATTTGCCCTGACCCATTCTTCTATTCAGCCGGAGAGGACGGAAACAATGTAACGGATTTCTACAGTATTGACCCGATGTTTGAATTTCCGTTCTCAAACGAGTCTCTGACGGAACCCTTGCTTGTATTTGGCGAAATTCAGATCAAGACGGAGGGTGTCATCACTTACTATGGTGATGCCGAAATCGGTGTAACGATCTATATTCATGCAATAGGACCGGCAAGCAACATCAATATTTACAATACGGAAACCAGAGAAGTCATGAAGATCGATACTGTGAAGCTCCAAAAGCTGACTGGAAAGGGTATCGTCGCAAGTGATGATATCGTTATTAACACCTCAAAGGGTGATAAGAGCATTACTCTGATTCGTGAAGGCGTTTCGTACAACATCCTGAACTGTTTGGATAAGAATACCGACTGGTTTACCTTAGCAAAAGGCGATAACATTTTCGCCTTTACTGCTGACAGCGGTGTTACGAATCTTCAGTTCAGAATTGAAAACAAAGTAATCTATGAGGGGGTATAACTATGGAACTTTTGGTCTTAAACACCGACTTTGAGTCCATAGCCGTCATAGATACTTACGAATCCATGATATGGACTGACCGGTATAATTCGTATGGAGATTTCGAGATATTCTTCGCTATGGATACACAACTCTTGCAGTATTTGAAAGAGGATTACTATCTGTGGCTGAAGGATTCGGAGCACTGTATGATTATCGAGGACATCAAGATCAATGCCGACACAGAAGAAGGAAATCATCTTATCGTGACTGGAAGGTCACTGGAGTCTATTCTTGAACGCCGCATCATCTGGGGACAGCGAATCTTTAATGGAAATCTTCAAAATGGCATCCAGACGATGCTAAACGAATGCATCATTTCTCCGTCTATTGCCGATCGAAAGATTTCCAACTTTGTGTTCGTGCCTTCTACTGATCCTAAAATCACAAGTCTGAAAATCGACAACCAATACACAGGTGACTGCCTGTACGATGTCGTCAAAGGACTTTGTGAGGAAAACAATATAGGGTTCAAGATCGTACTGACAGATGAAAACAAGTTTGCATTCAGTCTGTATGCCGGTGTTGATCGCTCTTATGAGCAGACAGAAAATCCGTATGTTGTTTTCTCTCCAAACTTTGAGAACATCATCAACAGCAACTATTATTCATCCAGAGCGAGTTTTCGAAATGTGACTCTGGTCGCAGGAGAAGGTGAAGGGGCAGCAAGGCGAACTGCTATCGTTGGCTCAGCCTCAGGGCTTGATCGGCGTGAGCTTTTTACAGATGCTCGTGACATCTCATCCGATACTGAGGACAGGACTCTTTCCGATGCAGAATATATGGCGCAGCTTCGGACAAAAGGCTTGAAGAATCTGGCAGATCATATTGTAACCACTGCATTCGAAGGAGAAGTTGAAGTTACTCGACTTTTCAAATACGGCGAGGACTTCTTTATCGGAGACATCGTTCAAATCGCCAATGAATATGGCAATGAGGGATCAGCTTACATTTCAGAGCTGGTCATCTCAAACAGTGAGGAAGGGTTGTCGATTTATCCGACCTTCAAAACTATTTCAAAGTAAGGAGGGAGAAACTGAATGAGCGTATCAAGCGGATTTTTCAATTCACTTAACGGTGACCGCAAATACAATGCTGCACAGATGTCAGCTATCTTTGATGGACTCATCATCGATGGTGTATTTGCTTCTATCGGAACCGCTTTTGCTGTGAAGGCGGCAGGCGGTCTTACCGTGAATGTCGGTATCGGCAAAGCCTGGTTCGACCATACATGGACAGTCAATGACAGCATCCTGCCGATGACCGCCCCGGAAGCAGAGGTGCTTCTTGATCGTATTGATGCCGTGGTTCTGGAAGTAAACGGAATGGAATCAGTTCGTAATAACACTATCAAATTTGTCAAAGGTAATCCGTCCAGCGCACCGTCGAGACCGACTTTGACGAACGAGGGAAATGTCCATCAGTACCCTCTCTGTTATATTTACAGAAAATATGGCACTGCGGTCATTAACCAAGCTGATATTACCCCTATGGTTGGCACAGAATCTACTCCATTTGTAACTGGCATTCTTCAGACGATCAGTCTGGACGAGTTGCTTGGCAAATGGCAGGATGAGCTTGATCGATTTACTGATGCACGATCTAAGGAAGTCGATGACTGGATTGCTCAGGAGGAAAGCGATTTCACGGCTTGGTTCAATAAAATGAAAGCGGACCTCCAACAGGAGCAGACCGTTCTTGACCAGTGGATCGCATCTGAACAGGCCGATTTCCTTGCCTGGTATAACCAGATGAAAGATCAGCTCAGCGGCGATGTCGCCGGTAATCTGCAACTTGAGATCGACAAGGAAGAGGTCAAACGGATTTTACTGGTTGGCTTCGAAGACGGAACCAAGGAGTTTTCAGATGATGGTACTGTTATCACTTCGACTGCGAGCGATGGTAGAACCTTGACGAAGACTTTTTCTGATGGATTCCTGACCATGACAAATGTGCTGAAAAGTGCAGCTGGAGCAGAAGTGGCGAGAGCCGTCAAAACTTTTGACTCCGATGGCAAGCTTATCAGCACCGTTGTAACTTATTCTTAAAGCGAAAGGAGAATAATCAAAATGGCAGAAGAAGATCTGATTTTCGGTAAAAACCGACATTTCTTTGGCGGCATTGAGCCGTCCAATATGCTGGCATTCAGCGTGGCTGTTGAGAGTGGCGTTGTGAAAGTCACAGCAACACTTCCTAACGACACGGTCGTGAACAACCAGACACTCTGCACCGTGGAAGGTGCGATTATCCGGAGGAAGACAACCGATTATCCTAAGGACGAGTTCGATGGTGATCTGGTCGCCAACATCAAAGCGTCCACTGTCTTCGCAGATAGTGGTGCATCTCCTACCGGAACTTACTACTATGCAGCATTCCCTTATACCACTCAGGGTGTGTATAACCGAAACAAGGCTAACCGTGTAGTCGTTAATGAACCGGAGCCGATGCAGGAGTTTTCCGCTAAGTCGGTGTATGTCTCAGCGTCTGATACCGTTAAGGTAGAAATTACGGCGAAGCTTCCGAGTGGCGTTGCAGGTGCAGTTATCCGTAGGAGCACGACCGGTTATCCTACCAGCGAGACTGAGGGTGAGCTATTCAAGAACATCACTGCAAACGGCACTTATACGGATACTAATGTGACGGTCGGAGTGGTGTATTACTATTCCGCATTCCCTTACACCAGTACCGGTGCCTATAATCGCAGCGAGGCAAACAGAACCAGCGTAACGCCGAAGAAGAGAGATTATCTGTTCGGTTATGATTTGGTGAAAGCGACTTCCAGCCCCACAGGACGAGTAACTTATCCTTCTGATGTGGATAATGTAGCGTTTACTCCGGCGGCTATGAATTTCAGCACTGGTAAGTTCAACTATGGTGGTTGGGCGTTTGATCCGGGCGAAAAGTTTATGCCGCGCCCCTGTATGCTAACTTACGCAGGTGTTGTAGATCACTATCTCAATCCTAACGACTATACCAAGAAGGTCAACGGCACCACATCCAAGGTTACGGATACTTCTTTCGGCGGCAACGCCATGATGGAATGGCCGAAGATCTATACAAAGCGTTGGGAATCGAATGGTGTTTACCATTTCCGCTGCTCCGATACTCCTCAGGACGATACTTGGGATTGCTGGTGTAACTATGACCGCAATAACAACCAGATCGATCATTTCTATACCCCCATCTATTTCGGTTCTCTGGTTTCCGGTAAGCTGCGTTCTATCAGCGGTGCAGCTAACAGCGTAAACACCACGGCGGCTAACGAAATCGCCTATGCAAAGGCAAACGGCAATGACTGGTATACCGAGGTGCTGGCTGACAGACTGTTGCTCCAGGATCTGCTGGTTATGATGGCTCGTTCTACTGAGTGCCAGACTGCATTCGGCTATGGACGGTGCAATAGTTCCAATAGTATTGCTCCTGGTACGATGAACTCCAAGGGTATGTTCTGGGGTTCTAATGACAAGACTTCCGGTGTGAAGGTCTTCGGTATGGAGAATGTCTGGGGTAACCTGTGGCGTCGTACTGCCGGCTGGATCAATGCCAATGGTACGCAGAAGGTCAAGCTGACTCGTGGTACTCACGATGGTTCTACTGTAACCGACTACAACACAGACGGAAACGGTTATAAGACGATCGCAAATGCTACTCCGGCTGGCAGCTCCGGAGGCTACATCAGCAGCATGAAGACGGAAGCATTCGGACGGCTGCCTGTTAATGCAAGTGGTTCCAGCAGCACTTATGAGGCTGACGGCATGTGGTACAATAACAGCCAGGTCAATTACGCGTTTGTCGGCGGCTACTGGTACGATGACCTTCTGGTCGGTCCTTTCTACGCTCTTCTGAGCCTTGCGGCGTCCGCTTCGTACTCGGCCTATGGCGCGGCTCTCTCTTGTAAACCGCTTGCTGCTGCGTAAGCAGCGAGGAGAGGACGGGAGAACCTTAGGTTCGCCGGGTAAACGAAAACAATTAAATATTAGGGGTATACACTGCGCCCAGCGCGTATGTCGGCGGCAACTGGAACAATGACCTTATGGTCGGTCCTTTCTACGCTAATCTGAACAATACGGCGTCCAATTCGAACTCGAACAATGGCGCGGCTCTATCTTATCCATAAGAAGCTCTCCTTAATGCAGTGTATGCCGCCATTTCAAAATGGCAAGAGATATCCGCATCTCTTCCTCACCACTTGGTGAAAATTAACTCGGTGCAAGCATCTGTGAGTAGCTGAGAATAAGTCGAAAGCGGATGAGAGGATAAGAGAGAACATGAAATCCTATAACCACTTGTACGAAAAAACAATATCCGAAACGAACCGACGGTACGCTCTGTCTCAAGCAAAGCACAGCAAGAGATTCCGTAAAATCATGAAACACCGGCACATGTCTGACGATGCCGCAGTTGAACAATCCTTAGACTGGATAGTCAATTACGAAAACGCCGAGCATGTGCCGGTTTACATTTATGACGGGATTACTCGCAAGGAGCGCACTATTATTGTCCCTACGATGGAAGAGCTGCTTGTTCAGCATTGCATCGTAAATGCCATGAAGCCGATGTTCTGCAAGGGAATGTATGAACACAGCTATGCCAGTCTTCCGGGCAGAGGTGCCCATAAAGGAAAGCAGGTAATTGAGAAGTGGATCAGGACTGACCCGAAGAATTGTAAGTATGTCCTCAAAATGGATATTCGCCATTTCTTTGATTCCATCCCACACGATCGTTTGAAAGCCAAGTTGAAGAAGACCGTTCATGACGAGAAGATGTTGGAGCTATTATTCCGCATTATCGATGTCACAGAGGTTGGTATTCCGCTTGGTTTTTATACTTCTCAATGGCTTTCTAACTGGTATTTGCAGGGTTTAGATCATTTCATCAAGGAGCAGCTCTGTGCTGTGCACTATATGCGCTACATGGATGACATGGTCATTTTCGGAAGTAACAAGAGGGTTTTGCACCGCATGAGACAAGCTATTTCCGATTATTTGGAAATGGAGCTTGGCTTGGAACTTAAAGCGAATTGGCAAGTCTTTCGCTTTTCTTATGGTAACAACCAGGGGCGTGACCTGGACTTCATGGGATTTCGCTTTTATCGTAATCGAACGATTCTTCGAAAATCCATTATATACAAGGCCACGAGAAAAGCTCGCAAAATCTCCAAAAAGGAGAAAGCAACCATACTCGATGCTCGGCAAATGTTGTCTTATCTCGGCTGGATCGACTGCACCGATACCTATTTGATGTATCGGAAGTGGATAAAACCATGTGTCAGCTTCCAGCAATTGAAGCGAAAAGTTTCACGATATGACAAATACGATGAGAAGCGAGTATATCAAAAACTCGTCAGTCTTTATACTGCGAAAGGAGGAAAGTCGCATGGAGTTGAATTACAAGTACGCCGAGAGCACAGTCCAACCGACTGCACTTGAGGTTACTGTTGGAACCGTATATCTCCGCAAGGGCATTACGAGTATTACACGAACTTCAGAACAGGGCGATAAAACCACTTACTGGACTTATCAGGAAGCGACGCTGACCCCTCAGGAGTTCAATGAATACACCAATCTGCTTATGGCTGAAAACGCCATTAAAGGCACGAATGATTCGGACAACATTGTTCAGCTCATGGCAGGTCAGGAAACTGGTGATTCCCAGCAGCTTGCCATCATGGAAGCAATTGCTGATCTGTATGATGCTGTCGCAGCAATGATTCCTTAATGAGGAGGTAGCAAAAATGGTCAATCTTTATGCCACGCTTATCATCAATAAGCGAAGAACCTTCGACCATGTGCCTGAGAAATTCAAGGTAGATGTCGAGGCAAAATTGTTAGAATATGGCTATGATACCAACGGCGATCCTATCGCTGAGGAGGAGTAACCATGTTTTATATTTTATCCAAAATTTTGATAGGAGGTAACAACATGGTAGCACTGTATGTCGCACTCATCATCGCAGGTCGTCGGACCTTTAATCAGGTTCCGGCAAAGTTCAAGGCTGCTGTTAAGGCTGATCTGGAAGCTCTCGGTCTTGACGAAAACGGCAATCCGGTGGAGTAACCGGAATGGGCAGGGAGTCTACTTCGCGGTGGGCTCCCTCGCCTGATTAAAAGAGGTTTGGGGTGATATTTCCTACAAGCTTCTTATTTCATTTATGACTTCAAGGAGGATGATATATGGAAATGGAACCCTGGCTGCAAACGCTATTAACCATTTTGGGGACGATACTTGCTTCTTCTGGATTTTGGGCATACATCCAGGAGCGAAGCAAACGAAAAGCTGCTGAGAATAAGCAGAATAATCTTGAAACGCAAATGCTCATTGGTCTGGCTCATGATCGCATTATCTATCTCGGCATGGTCTACGTTGAGAGAGGCTGGATTTCGCAGGACGAGTACGAGAATTTGTACGAATACTTATATAAGCCTTATGAGAAATTAGGCGGTAATGGCTCAGCCAAGCGAATTATGATGGATGTTAATAAATTACCCATTCACAAATCGACTTACACTTATAAAGGAGAAAATGGAATGCAGGTTTAACAGGAGGTGAGATTATGAGTTACTCTGTTTCAGGGACAATGATTACGCTGACCAGAGGAGACACTTTTACGGCTCTTATCACAATCACTGACTCGGAGGGTAATCAGTATGTTCCTGTTAAAGGGGACCGTATTCGGTTCGCAATGAAAACTGACTACGAAGACGGAGCACCTCTCCTCATCAAAGAAATCCCGATCGACACAATGATTTTAGTCATTGAGCCAGAAGACACCAAGCCGCTTGCATTTGGCAAGTATGTCTACGACATCGAGCTGACAAAAGTAACGGGAGAAGTGGACACCTTCATTACCAAAGCAACTCTTAAGCTGACGGAAGAGGTGCATTGATATGAGCAGTATAAAAGCGTTCGAATGTCTTACTGGACATATCTCGGGACTATGCACACTGTCTGGCGAATTATCCTGTAAAGGCGGTTTATCTGGTAAACTATCTGCTGTGATAAACTACAATGTCTATTCGGGAGAATATGAAGTGGTACCGAGCGCTTTTAATACTCAGGTTTTGCCCACTGCCAACAAGGTGCTTAAGAAAGATGTGACAGTTCAAAAAGTCCCATATTTCGAAACCAGTAACGTTCAAAATGGAGTTACAGTTTACATTGCAGAGGAGGTAAATTAAATGCCCAATCAGTATATCAACAAGGTCATTTATGGTGGCAGAACCCTGATTGACCTTACCAGTGATACCGTGGAAGCCAGTAAGCTTCTTTTGGGAACCAAGGCTCATGATAAGAGTGGCGCCCAGATTGAGGGCACTTGTACATTTGATGTAGATTCTACGGATGCAACTGCTGCTGCCGCTGAAATTCTGGCGGGTAAGACCGCGTATGTCAGTGGCAACAAACTTACAGGTACTATGAAGAATAATGGCGCCGTTAGTAAGAAGATTACTACCAGAGATGAGGATGTTACAATTCCTCAGGGTTTCCACGATGGCAGTGGTAAAGTGGGAATCGACGCAACCGAAAAAGGTAAGCTGGTTGCCAACAATATTCGAGAGGGCGTAACTATCCTCGGCATTGAGGGTACAATGTCCGGCTCGGAAAACATGAAACCGCAGGCTAAGACAGTTACACCGTCCACCGCAAAGCAGACGATTCTACCTGATGCAGAGTATAACTGTTTGTCTCAGGTAGAAGTTGAAGCAATTCCTTATGTTGAAGCTGATAATCCTGCTGGGGGAGTGACGGTAACGATTGCGGGGTGAGAGTAAATGGCTGTAAATAAGGTCGTTTACAATCGCCGGACGTTAATCGATCTGACCGCCGACACCGTCAGCAAGGAAACCCTTAAAAAGGGATTTACAGCTCATCAGGCCGATGGTACAATGATAACTGGTGAGTTTATTGGCGATGATTACGATGAAATCGACCGAATTCTTACAGCTGGTCTAACAGATGGCTATAAACATTTTTCGGACGATGGCACAATCATCAGCACAATCGATTCACAGGGTCGGACTTTGGTCAAGACCTTTTCAAATGACTTCTTGACCTGCACCACGGTTCTAACTGATCCGGACGGAGTTGAGCTTGGGCGTACTGTGAAGTCTTTTTCGGATAACAGCAGTACAATCATTACTACCGACTCTAAAGGGCAGAAGCTTGTTAAGAAGTTTTCGAATAACATGCTTAACATGGAAGCGGTTCTTACGGATGCTGCTGGTAAGGAGCTTGCCCGTCTTACAAAAGTCTTTTCCGCAGACGGGAAAGATATCAGTTCGACCGTAGTTTATGGAAAATAA